CGGCAAGGGACTGACCAACGACAAGATCAACTTCCAAAGTTTCCGCACGGAAGCCAGTAGATGGTTGTTGCTCAGCGATGGCACCACAGCAGCCACCGGTGATCAACTGCATGAATGCAATGGTGTGTTATTCACTGACCGTAGCATCATGGACAATACCAAGGCCCTGCTGTTCAACATGCGTGCGGCCTTGCCGTATCAGGATGGTAGATTCAGTGTGCGTGTGGAAGACAATCGTCAAGACACCAGCACCTATGGCACTGCCAGCACACCTGTGATGACCGTGGGTGAAGATGCCATCATTGGCAGTATAAATCTTGAAAGCGAAAATGTCAGCGGCAAATACAACAGTGTCACAGTGACCTACATGGGCGGCAGACAGGGCAACATCTTGACCAATGAAAGTGTTGAATATACCTTTCCAGAAGCCGACACTGCCCTGGAAACACAATACCTGACCGAAGACAACAATCGGGTCAACGAATTCAAGTTCAGTCTAGAACATGTCACACAAGATAGCATAGCAAGAAAATACGCTCAAGTTGCCTTGAACAAGAGCCGTTTTAGAGGCAAGATAGTGACTTTTACTGGTGATGCCAGTTTACATCAACTGCAGGTCAATGATGTGTTTACTTTGAACTACACTGGCCTGGGCATAGATGGCAAGTTCCGTGTCAAGAGCATACAGTTCAATGCTGACTACACATTCAGCATAGTGGCCGAAGAGCACAATGACCTTGTGTATGGCGGCAATGTGCAACCTTATCGCAGAAGAACACCTGTGCAGGTGGCCACTGGTGATGTTTTGCCCATATATCGTGATGTTGTGACCGGCAACGTGGTGCACATAGGCAACAAGAGCGATGCGCCGTTGCCACCGGTTTACACCCCGCCACTAGGTTATCCTGTGGTCACGCAAAAATATACCTACGCCGAACTTGAAGCAGGCTTGGCCGCTGGCAATGTGATTGGTGTGGTCAACGGAGAAATCATCTACAGCACGCCAACATTTATACCTGTGCCAAAAATACTCAGCACTGAAACGTTTCCCAACGCACGAGGCGAGATCATGATCAAGGTGTTTATAGAAGCCACCAGTGAGCCCAATATAGAGCACACAGACCTTTTGTACTATGAACCCAGATTCACCAGTTATCAAGGTCTGGCACCACACAACCAAATGACCGCCGCACGAGACGGCTTTGTGTTGGTTGGTGGCTTCAACACCTTTTACAAAAAAGAAGTAAACCTGATCATTAGATTCAGTGGTCGAGCAGGCCTTGGCAGCAGTAGTCCTGCATTCACGGTCAGCCTCACTGCGCTGGGCACCAGCAACAACATCTTGTTCCAGGAATTCTAGCATGCCCTTGTTTCGAAACTCAAACCCAACCTGGACTGGCCTTACAGGACAATCCTGGGGCAACTGCACCGGAGCCTGGTATGATCCTGTAAACACAGCCACTGGCAACATCACTGTGACCAGCGATGCGACAGACCTTGGCACAGCAGCCTGGGTATGGCCCAGCACACGAGTTGCCACCAGCACAGTGGGCAATGCAGGCATAACCATAAGTTATCAGACCAGCCTGGATGGCAGCACCTATGCCAACGCAGCGGTAGGCACCTTGTTTGGACGTTTTTTCAAAACAGTCATACGTGCAGATGCTGATGAACTCTACGAAGTCAACACCGAATACAATCAGGACATCATTGCCAAGACCTTTCAAGACTTGGACACCACAACGCTGACTGGCACCACCGCACAGCGCAGTTTGAATCTTGGCAACACATTTAGCCGCATATTTGGCGTGGTGGTCAATGCCGCGGCTGCAGAAACACGCCTGTTGCTGGTGGACGTTGCCAACACCGCAGTCAGCAATGTGGCCATCAGTGTGCGTGATGTAGATACCTATGGCAAAGTGGCCGTGGATGGCAATGTAAATATAACCATCACAGGTTATCCTGCTGTGGCCTTGGACACTGCCACAGGCACAGTGCGTAGAACCGACAACCTGGTATAACAGAGACAACAACATGACCTGGCCCACTGGCAACATAGACATAACCAAGTTTGACGCAGACAGCGACAGCATCAGTGCCAGCCGTCCAGAACTTTACAAAATTGCTGTGGCTGTAAATGAGATAGCCAATGCCGGGCCCATAGGCAACGGCAATGGTGTGCCTGGTGGCAGTTCAGGCAGCCTACAATACAACAATGCCGGCAACTTTGGTGGCATTGGCACAGTGGATGTGGCCAACAGCAAGATCACGCTGGGAACCATCGAAGCCAACACAGTATCCGGATTCAAAAGACTCACAGGCAATGGTTATGAAGCCGGTGGTGGTGGCACCATCCAGTACATATCCTATGTGGGCGAACCTGCAGTGGTATTCAGCAACGGTGACAGCGGCGCTGGCCATGCGGCTCTGCGCCTGATCAGCCAAGACACCAGCCTGCAGATTGCCAACCTTGCCGGCAACATCAACACTGTGTTGTTGACCAATGGCAACATTTCAACCACAGGCACTATCACCACCACACAAAATCTACAGGTCACAGGCACTTCGACCCTGACAGGACAGGTGGCGCTGGGCACAGACAGGATCAATCGAGCCTTGCAGAGCAAAAACAACAACAGCACAGGAACTGCAGGCGACATCAGTTGGGATGCCAACTACATCTACGTCTGTACCGCAACCAATTCCTGGAAACGTGTGGCCTTGAGCACGTTCTAGACACAATTATACCTAAGGAAAAAACCAAATGACTTGGCCCACAACACTTTCAACCACACACCTAGACAGTGCCTCTGACTCAGTGACTTCAGCCCGTGCTGAAATCTACAACGCCGTGGAGGCTGTCAATGACATCATAGACAGTCGTGCCGCTGCTTCGGGCATAGCCAGTCTGGATGCCACAGCCAAAATACCAGCCGCACAGTTGCCCACAGAAATTACCACCTCAGGATCACAGGATCTTGTTTTGAGTCCGGGTAGTACCAGAGTCAGCATCAACAACATTGTGAATCTGGAACCTAGAACAGTCTCACAACTCAATGCCTTGGCCACACCTGTGACCGGTGATGTGGCTGTGTGTTCAAATGGCAATGCCGGTGCAGTTTGCCTGGCAGTGTACTCAGGTGCGGCCTGGAAACAGATAGCCCTGGGTGGCAACATCTCGGCCACATGATGCTGGCCTTTGACCTACGTGCCCCGGCTTGCCGTCGGGATCTTGTGGAACTGAGATTGAGGCCCGATATAGGACAGCCCACCACGATCCTGCTGACGCGAGCCGATCTCAGGAGATTCACCACCGAATTGAGCCTGCAGGCCGAGATCGCTGTGCCTGCTACCTGTGCCCTGCTACAGACCACCCGGATGACCATAGACAATGAGTGAGTTAGAACGACAAAATCTTGAAGCACATGTGGACCTTTGTGCTGAACGCTACAATCAACTGCGTGACAAACTGGATCAGTTGGATCAACGCCTGGGTGATCTTGAACAGACCATGCGCCAGATACATCAAGAACTCACACAGTTTCGTGAGCGTACCATCAATCGCTACCTGACCTGGGCTGGTGTGATCATTGCCTCATTGTGCGGCACAGTGGGATGGTTGGCCTCAAGATTGCTGTAGCCGACGACTCTATAAATACCCGGCGGGTCACCGGAGCACTGGGTCCGAAGTCCAGATGCTTAAACCAAGACTCAGCACAGGAGTCACCGACGCTGGCATAGCGCAACCAAGAAACTGTGCCCGTGATCCGCACCTCAGTCAGAGTTCTTGGCTCAATCATGCGTGAATGTTTCAAGATCTCAATGAGATCTATCACTTCGCTTGCGCTCGTGATGTTTTTTTCTTTTGTTTTTTTCGAGACATGAAGTTGGAGTCAAAGGAACGGCTAACTGTAAACATGTCACAGTTGATTCCTTTGTCCTTACCTCACTGTATGAAGCGTCCTGTATTCCAGGCGACCTTACGGTAAAGAGTCCTTGCGGACCACTAATACACGGTATTACTGATGAGACCTTTGACTATAGCCTACTCATCACCAGAGTTCGTGTGCTTCCCACACTCGTTCTGGCACCGCACGGCACTCCTGTTGTTCCCTTTTCGTATTAGTTACTCGGGGCAGGCACGATCCGTTAGCCTTATTATCATGATCGATGTTGTTGTTTGTGGCAGAGCCTGTTCTTAATGATTTAATTTTGTCTATTTTTGCCTGTTGTTGTTGCCTGATTTTGATACATTGTTCTGTGAGTATTTCTAGTTTGACAAGTGCTTTGTTTCGTAATGCTAATTTCTGTTTGTAAACGATACCCCAATAGGCATTGTAAGTGCTTATCAGTGATTTGTTGCATTTCATTTCTTTGCTGAATTCTGAATACATGTTTATCAGTAATGCCAAGTCTTGCCAATGCGGATGACTTTGTAAATCTTTACGCCTGATACCTTTTTTCAAGCAGAAACGATCCAATAGTGAGTCCTGGCGTTGCTCTTTAATAAATTCGTCGTGATTGTTGTATAGATCTATTTTCATATTCGCAAAAAAGTTTTACAGCCGCCAGTCTCCCTTGGCACTGATATTTAGTATAACACAAAAAATCACAAAGAAAAACCCCTGCTACGCGAATAACAGGGGTTTTGGGTTTGAAAATAGATTGAGTTGGAGACTTAAACTTTTTTCACGATGTTGGGGCAGAAGGAAAAAAAAGGGATTCATCTATGGCTAGATGTATCAGATGCCACTGTTTAGGCATCCAACGAGCCTGCTGTCCCAACGCAAGTATTTATAGGTCTGGCAAAATATCAGTTGTTTTTCGCGTGTTTTTTGTGTATTATAGTAAATACAATACGCTTATTGGTAGATGCTTAAACCAACCACCAGTTAAGGACACACATGAAAAAACTACGCAGCCGTACCATAGCCGCATACCCCAAACACACCAGTGCCGACACACAGTACTGGGACATTGATGCCGAAGATGAAGTCTACATCTACAACTGGCTGTATAGGTTGTTGGCAGATGTGACCGAACGAGCCACCTATGACGCCGAACTACAGCGTGACTGGTTCAAACGACGCCCGGGAGTGTATCCCAAAGGCCAAAATGGACCCAACAGCCATGCCAGTATCTTGGCTGGTATTTGCAGTGCCAAACTCAGAGATGCCAAAAAGAACCTGTCAACACCGCAGTTGGATGTGGTGGAACGCATGATGGATGTGGCCGCACAATACTATGATGACCTGCCAGATGCTCCTGACAGTGTGGTCTTTGAAAGGAAAATATTCACCATATGACCTATAATCCCCGATCGCCCAGACCACAAAGCCGTGGACCCAGGCCCCAGATCTGGGTCACAGGACCAGACCCTGTGCGCCATCAAAAGTTCCGTGTGTGGACACAGCAACGCAATCAGGCCCTGTGGCGTGGTGAACAGTGGCACCTGGACTTTGATACATGGTGTGAGATCTGGGGCGAAGACTGGGCCAGCCGCGGTAGGGAACGCGGCACCTTGTGCATGACCCGTAGGGATTGGGAACAGCCCTGGTGCCAGGACAATGTGCAGATCGTCACCCGAGAAGACCATGCACAACGACAGGGCCGTGCCAGAGCAGAAGGTTGGTGCAGCCAGGCACAGCGCATACGGCGTGGACGCCGAGGACAACAAGAATTGGACCTAGAATGAAATCGACAATAATACAGGGCAATAACGCCGATGTGCTCAAGACATTTCCCGACAATCACTTTGATAGTATAGTAACAGATCCACCCTACGGCATAGACTTTTTGGGCAAAGCGTGGGATGCCAACACCGGAGCACTTGAGACTTATCAAGAGTGTTTGAGAGTGCTTAAGCCTGGTGGACACATACTTGCGTTCTCAGCAGCCCGCACATATCACCACCTTGCTGTCACTTTAGAACAAGCAGGCTTTGAAATCCGTGATCAGATCATGTGGATCTATTCATCAGGCTTTCCCAAGAGTCAAGACATTGGCCGTCAGATCCAAAAAGCCATTTACGGCAAACCAGACAAACAACGATTTGACCCCGCTATAATGATCAAGGTGTCAGGTGATCAATACAGTCACCCTGACACAGGTAAAATCTATCGCAAACTACCAGACATCAATGGCGACAGGTTAAAGAAGAGCCACGAAGGTGAAGGGTATGGCTCTGTATTTGAAGAAGTCTTGGACATTAAAACAAAACCACACAAAAACAATGCCCCTCGTATTGGTGGTGTAGCACAAGGTGAAGAAATCAAACAGCAAGAACAGGTAGTTGTTATTGACCCACAAGCACAAGCGTGGTCAGGTTGGGGCACATGTCTCAAACCTGCACACGAACCCATAGTGATGGCACGCAAGCCTATCAAGTTAAGCATAGCAAAGAACTGCCAGCAGTGGGGTGTGGGTGCCCTAAACATTGACGCCACCCGTGTGCCATTTGAAAGTGAAGATGACAAGCCCAGTGGCGGTGAGAATGGTTGGAGCAGAGTGGGTTTCAGTGAGCAACCAGTAGAGAAATACAAAAATCAAAAGAAAAAGAAAAGCGATATTGACACTTATCTAAACAACAAGCGTGGTCCCATGGAGCGAGCCCGGATTGAGGATGGTGAAAACATTGGTATGTTTGATGGTGGCGTGGGCTATAAGGCAATCAAGCGAAAGGTAGATCCAGAGATAGATCTGCCCACAGGCCGTTTCCCCAGCAATGTCGTAGGTGAGATTCCAGATTACCAAAAGTATTTCTACTGCCCCAAAGTCAGTCGCCGGGAACGACACATTGGATTTGATGATGTTAAACCATTCAACAAGCCGCCAGGCGATGTAAATGGTAGCAATGGCGTGCAGGTTTTACGCAAAAGAGATCCACAAGACTTTAGTGGCAACAATCATCCCACGGTCAAACCCATAGAACTCATGAAGTATCTCATCCGCCTGATCACACCACCTGGTGGTTCAGTGCTGGATCCATTCAACGGGTCGGGATCAACTGGCTGTGCCGCAGTGGAACTGGACTACAACTACACTGGCATTGAACTGGATCCTGCTTATGTGGCTATAGCCGAAAAAAGAATCGCGGCCTGGTACGCGGCCACACACTCAAACACGTTTACTGAATTGTTTGACACATGCAAGTGATGATTAGGTTTGCGGATGGTGTAGAATTTCAACACCTGTGCGAGCACTACTTGGGACATAGAGGTGAATTTGTGCAGGACTTTATGATGGCCACAGCACCTGGCATCGGTGACCGAATGTGCGTGTATCGCATACCCGACGACTCAGCCCTGGCCACTTGGATACAACTACGGCATCCAGACTGGATAGATTATGCCTGGATAGCCCAGAAAAAATGGCAACAAAATCAATGACTTACAGCACCGATTGACACAAAATACCCCTTTTGCTATACTGTTTAAATCGTAGCATTGTGCTACATTATACAGAAAGGTGGTACAGCATGGGTCAAGCACGAAACCGTAAAGCAGAAATAGATGCTCTCAAAGCCAAAGGTCCCAAGACCAAAATGGCAAGTTTTATGATTCGCGGCGATGTTATGCCAGCAGGCACAGTGGCATTCAACACAGCGGAGTTGGATCCGGCACAGCGTGATTTTGTTCAAAGTTGTGAACAAGTAATTAATACACAACAGGTTCCAGAAATGGCCAAAAATGGCACAGTGGCCACACCAGACGATGCCCTGGCCTATGTGATGTATAAAAACAACAAAGATTTTGCCGCATCACTCATGGTGGGTCTAAAAACTACACCAGATGCGGCTTGGCAAGAGTTGTTGGATTGCTTTGTAGGCGAACCAAGTTATCCCCAAGTTGGTGACCGCTACAACCGCGAGCAACTGGACGAACTCAGTGCAGGCAACGGTTATACGATGGACCTGCTGACAGAAGGTGGCATATGGCCATGGCCCAACGCCAAATGCGTTTTACAGCGTCAAGGCAACGAAATGGTTGTGATCAAAACCATGTAGCATAAAAACAACACCAGGGTTGACCCCAAATGGCCCTGGTGTTATACTTGTATAATAGTCAACAACACAGAAAGACACGATTATGAACTTAGCAAACTGGATACAAGAGTATCTTGAGCAGCAAGGCCAAGAACTCTCAGATCAACAGAAGTTAGCACTTGAACTCCTTGAACAACAATATCCAAACGAATCTTGGACATTGAAGGCGGCCGCAGAATGAAATACATTACTAAACAAGATGCCATGCGTATCTTACAACTTACTGAAGATCAAATTGATAATATAGTAGATTCCACTCATGATGGTCATTGCGTAGTAGATGGCAAGGTTGGAATAAATTGCCGCCCGTGGTTTTGGATTGTAGAGGCAGTATAATGAAAACTTGGGCTCAAAAAAATCAAACCCAACTTTGGAGTCATCTCTACAAAGCAAGTTTATTTGCTCGAGGAAGTTTAGGACCTTTAGGTCACATTCATCCTGCTGAAAAAGAGATAGAACAAAGATTTGATGAACTTCAGCAATATCTTGAACAACTGATTGAACAGACAGAGAAGGAGGCAGTACAATGAAAATCCGTATAACACAAACTGGTGTCAGAGAGTTTACAGATGTTTATGAGTTTGATCTCACAGATGAGCAGTATTCTGAACTCAAGCAGAATTTACGCAGTGAAGGTAGAACCCTGTCAGACTTTTACGAAAGTGATGCATATGATTTAGGATTTGAACTTACTGATCCTGTTGAATCAGAACTGGGCGACATTGTAGAAGATTCAGCAGAAGCAGAACTTATCAGAACCCCAAAGAAAATATTGGAGGCAGTATAATGAGACCTTTATCTATCATAGTTCACGACAAGTATGCAGTGGATTGTGACATCACTCCCAGACTCTGTGAACTGGTGTTGGAGCGTCAACGATACCACCAAGAGATTGAAGATGAACACGGTGGCGTAGAATTTGATAATCACTGCTACAATCTTAACGATCTTATTCATTGCGAATTGGCTGACATGGCCGGAGTTGATGCAGAAGATATCAGCCCAAATATTCAAGAAACTTGCTGGTGGGTAGAAGATCGTATTGAAGAAGAACAGGAGGCAGCGTAATGAAACCATTTGAGAAACAACGACAACTAACAGATCGCATCAGGCTGTTAGAAAGTATTTTAACAGCCAAGCAGTGGCAATATTTGGACACACTTGCACAACAAGAAGAGCATGAAGCGTTAGAACAACTGAAACAGGCCAAGGAGGCAGCGGAATGATCTACGCAAACTACGAAGTGTGTAGCACTTGGGATTTGGACGAAATATTGGAAGAACTTGGCATTGACCGCGAACAAGTTGTGGGCTACTTTGTCAAATGGGACGCCCTGCATCTCACATATCGCGACGCATCAGGCACAGAAGTCCAACAAGAATTTGAACCCAACGCCTGGAGTGCCAGCGATAACTTTGATTGGAAACGTCCAACCAGCATTGTAGAGGAGGCAGTAGAATGAACCTACAACGACACGCAGAATATGACATCTACACCATACAGGCCACGCCGGAAGAACAACAACACCTAATCCAACATATCGTCTATACCAATGGATGCCCAGCGATTTCGCCCATCATCATTGATGACCAAGCCTACTGGCACGCAACCACTTTGCATCGTGCAGGTATCAATCCCGAGGAATATACAGCATAATGGGCTACTACGACTACAGCCAACTGCCCGATGCCGAACGCGAACGCCTGTATCAGTCCTGGTGCCGCAAAAACAAGAGAAATCCTGAAGCAGAAGGCACAGCCGACGATTTCCTTGATAGTTTAGACCAACGATTTAGTGGAGGCGACGATGAACCTGCTGTTTGAACGACTGCGACTACAGGGCCGCATCCGAGACCTCATTGACCGACTGGGACGCGATGAAGCCTTGCACATCATTGAAGCCGCACTTGAAAGGGAAATACCACGTGAAACACACTCCACACGACTTCTTGCGAAAATACAACAAAAAAGCCCTGATCCTGGTTAGTATCTTGGTCACAGGCTGCGGCACTGTGCCCAGATCTGATCAACGTCAAGCCCGCAGTGATAGTTGTTGGAGTGCAGGACATGGCAGTGCCTGGACAGCAATCATGGTGGCACCCTTCAAGCCCTTGTGTATTTTGGTGGATCAAACCACAGGACAGACACAATCGGGTGCCAGCGGCACCCAACAGCGTTATATCACACCGGTGGGCACTTATCACGTGAATCGCACTGGCACAACCACCACCATCACACAGACAGCAAAATAACCCGAACTGGCAGGTGTTATGTAAATATCTCA